GCAATCGCAGAAGCGAAGACCGAAAAGACCGCCAAGGTTGCCTAAGCTTAGGCGGGGGCTAGCAACCCCCGCTTAACCTTTTCAAGGCCTTATCATGCGCCTCTAGGGGCCTATGATCAGACTTTGAAAGTCTGAACACGAAGCTAGAACGTCCGCCGCTGTTTAAATGCAGTGCCGGCAAACGGGGAGGTATGCGCGCTATCTGGCATAGAAATCGGAGAGACCTATTCCGTCGGAATAGCTAAAGAGTGAAGATAGCTATTCCATCGGAACAGCTTTTAAATGAGACACAACAAAGGGACAAAGACCATGGACCACGAACACTTCAAACTATTCGCGTACACCGTTGGGATCTTAATCTTAACGTCACTGATTTATAATTGGTAGTGAGAGAGAGGGGCCACATTGCTATAAAACCCTACCAAATCACACCCATAATAGGTAACGAATAGGTACGAACATGCATCACAAATTAAACTATGCATTCGACAAACCGATAAGGACCAAAGGCCTTGCAGTTCATAGCAATACGTACACTGTAGAGACAAGGCTAGGCCCACAGAAACGCTACGAATACCTACTCTACAAGCGAGGTAAGCCAAGTAAGGTCCTGATCTTCAGGACATTCGTACAATACAAGGCGCAATTGGATTGCTTACTTGCACCTAGGATGAATGACAATACAGGTAAGCAAGTGAGTAGGACGATAGTCAGAAAGGATAAGAGGTACAGTCTACCTGTATACATGGATTGTGTACTTCACGGTGATATGGACACGGCGCGCCAGTCATTGGGGATCTTTAGCGTCACTACAGTATAAGCACATTAACATGAGTATTCTCGCCGCGATCTAAGATCACATACCTAGTGTGTTAGGCACCGAATACTTACTGAGGATTGAGAAATATAGATTCAAGTCGAGACTTTAGCTCGTTCTCTACTGTCTCTATATCCCTATCTTCTTGCTTAGTTATGACCCGCTCAGAATACATACCGAGCGTCTGACCTAGCAATTGGATAGCCTTCACTCTCACTGATGCTTGTTCATCGGTGCCGAAGGAAAGCTTCTCTAGTTCGTCAATGATTCTATCCCGGCGAACTTCCTCACGTGATGCAGCCCGTATGGTTTGGGCAGTCAGGGATTTCTCTCTCTGCTTTTTAATAGCAGATACCCGCTCAACAATAGGTGCAGAGTTAGCAAGGCGGGATGCATTCACAACGCTATTGTGATGTGCCTGGCCTTCGCCGGCCTGAGCTACAGAATAACCGGCTTTCTCATACGCACCAATAATAGTTGGTGGTGTGTCTGATGCAAGCAAACCACAGAATGCTTCTTGTTTAGCTGACAGTTTTCTCATGCCAATACAATACCAAATACCCGCGAACCTTTCAACAACAACCAAAGGAAACCATGATGAAATACAAAGATGAAATATCATTATTGATCTGTGTACTGAGCGTCTTCTGGATCCTCAGTATCCTAATAAAATAACAACCAGGCCAGCGACCTGTTCCGCTGGAACAGCTTTTTAAAACTAACAACCAACCAAAGGGAAAAACAACATGAAGTTATTTACAAAAGAACAGACAGAACAGCTACTCAAAAACGGCCACGATCTTGACGCGGATCACAAGCCTGTCGTTAAGTTGTTTTGCGGGGGCAGCACATGGTTGTTCACCGATATAGACCCACACAACACAGATAAGATCTTCGGTCTATGTGACCATGGAGTACCGGAGTTAGGGTACGCAAGTATCCGTGAACTAGAGGCGGTCAACGGACCGATGGGCCTCAGAGTTGAGCGAGACATTTACTTCAAGGCAGAACACCCACTAAGCGTCTACGAAGAGTCAGCAAAAAGAAACGGGTCGATCACGGCATGAGAACAGAACACTTTGGATACTCACCCGAAGACATAGGAAAAAACGAGGACGGTTACGACCTTGACTATGACTATGACTATGGCCGCACCGACACCCCCAGCCCCAAGCAATTCACACTGATGGCACTCGGTGTTCTAGCACTAGCTCGAGCATCGTTCCTTATTGTGATCGCTTACCCAGCCTTCGTTACATATGCCGGCATGGGTGCAATCATATTTTGGGTGGTGCTTGGGGTGGCTCTAATCCGCACGGCATCTAATAAGATTAGGGCTTGACTACTAGTATATAATACTATATACTACTTCATACGATACCAAAGGGAAACATACCATGACCGACATTATTCATATTCAAAACATACACTCCTTCATTGGCTCAGTCCCGGATGGGTATGACTTAGTTGAGTTTGAAAAAGGCACAGAACCTGACGATGGATTTCTTCTATATGGCTTTGATGAGGTTGGATTGTCAGGATTAAAGCCGGCTTTAGTCGCACATGCATTTATAAAATAACCCAGCACAGAAAAACTAAAGGGAAACATACCATGCAAATAGAACTCAAGAATTTTAGACACGCAGAATTCGCAAGCGACGAGACACACTGCTACGAAGCCACCATTTGGATTGATGGAAAGAGATCTTTCTTAGCTCACAATGATGGGCAAGGTGGGTCTGATCATTATTACCCACTGATAAACTCGACAGAAGCACGTACCGAGTTCAATGCGGTAATGGAAAGGGTTGAGGCTCACTGCAATTCTCTACCGAAATACGGTAGTGAATTTGGTGGTGAAGACGACATGCCTATGAACTTAGAGATTCTTATCGGTAATTTAATCAACAGAACATTAAGCAGAAAGAAACTCAAGCGAGTTCTAAAGAATAAGATTGTAACTTTAGAGCGTGACGAAGTGTGGGAGTATGGATACAGCCGCTCTGCCTTGCATTGGTCCGACGCGATGCAGAAAACAATAGTTATCGACGAAATCAAAAAGAAAAACCCTAACGTAACCATCCTGAATGATCTGCCTTTCGATGATGCTCTAGAAATATTCAGTAACCGATAAGCACCAACCAAAAAGGGAAACATACCATGATAATAGGAACAGTACGAAAAGAAGAAGCGAAAACATACGACAGTCATGCCGGCTATCATAAATTTTACGACGCCGACAAACAGGTCGGCTTCCATCTTCTACGAATGGGTTCTATGGAAGTGTTCTGGCACGAGAATACTTACGGCGACATATTAGAGTGCGATGAAGATGGTAACCGAATGGAACCTGGTTGGTATTGGCGGTCGTGTTGGCCCGGTTGCTTGCCTGATGGCGAACCAACAGGACCATTCGCATACTCACGGGACGCGCTAGAAGACGCGAACCCGCATAGTCCAGAGTTCGACTAACCGTAAAACAAAGGGAACAAACGATGACCAAAGCTATCATATACGATCTATCTAAACTCGACCCATCTATCCGACACGATATCGAGAAGGGTAAGTACCGCTCTTACTTCACAACCTTTCCTGATAAATTGTTGTCTATATCGCAGGATACTAAAACCGTTAAGGGCCTAAAGCTAGGCTACCTGACTGGAATTATGTACCTCAGCCCTGCGAAATTATCAGGCATCAATGTCTGCCCCATGCATGAGATCGCTGGGTGTTCAAAGGCGTGTCTGAACACCGCTGGCCGAGGTCAAATGGGTAGCGTTCAGATGTCTCGTCTACGGAAAACCCTTTTCATGCAACAGTTCTTCGCACAATTCGAGGCGTTACTGTGCAGAGAAATCGAGAGACTGCAAAGGAAGGCGGCAAGAGAAGGGCTAACGCCACTGGTACGACTCAACGGGACTAGTGACATCCTGTGGGAGAAGGAAACGCCCTGGTTGTTTTCCGCTTTTCCAGGGTTGCAGTATTATGACTACACAAAATACCCGAACAGAAAGACGCCATCCAATTACGATCTAACCTTTAGCTACTCAGGTGTAAAGAAATACCAGCCCATCGTTAAGAAGGCGCTAAAGAACGGGAATCGCGTGGCTGTTGTGTTCAGAACACAGGAATCTATACCTAAAAGATTCATGGGGATGGCTGTAGTAGGTGGTGACAACAGCGATGTTCGACATGAAGATCCAGAGGCCTGTGTCGTTGCGCTGTATGCGAAAGGTGACGCAAGGCAAGACCAATCCGGCTTCGTTGTCGGGTAAATTTAACTTAACCAAAAGGGAGATACTAAAATGAAACACATCAACGAGATCATGGAAAGCATGGCCAACCTCCAAGCTCTTATTAAAAAGGGAGAAGAGCAACAAGCGGCAGCGGAAGAGGCTGCCAGACTATCTCTTATGTCAAAGATTTCTAAGCAAGCGGACGACATCAGAGAAATATTTAGCCAACCAACAAAGGAGAAATGAGATGACGATGGTATGCGTTTACCCAAGTAAAAAAGAACTAAAGGAAAGCATAGGCAGCCCCTTGAAACACATAGAAACAAGTATGTTTGGGACTGAATATAAATCGGATGGGGAAATTATTGTGGCTAACAGACCTCATATCACAAACATAGGCCGCGAGTTTTTCGCACAAGTGACAATGGAAAACGATCTAATCGTTAAAGTAAAATAGGAGAAATGAAATGGAACTAACACACCACCAAGATCCCGGTCATGGCTGGGTATTTGTAGACAACGCGACTCTAAAGGATCTCGGCCTTAATCGCGGATCATTCTCACGCTACTCTTATTCGGATAGCCTTGGCGTATATGCAGAAGAAGACTCTGATGCCGGCATTGTTATTGATGCGATGAAGAAACAAGGCATCAGCTTCACCATCAAAGAAACCCACCAAGACGGCGATCATTGGATACGTGGGCTACCAGGATGCTCGGATTAATTAAACCCAATACATAAAAAGGAAAATACAATGGACACAACTAAATTTAAATCTGTCGCTCTCTCGATTGAGACATACAAACAATTAAAAGAACGATCAGAACAAGATGATCGCTCTCTTTCTGGTTCAATAAGACACCTGCTCAAAGAGTCAGATGAGCTTAGGAAATTACGTGAACGATAATCAAGATCTCTCACCGTCTGAATGGGTGGTGAGAGAGCCAGTACATTCAATAATGAAGCGGCGCCGGCTCGCTCTTGAGCGGTTCCGGTTCCACAAGAAAACTTACAGACGTTCAAGCCAAGCTGCGAACATGTCGGCTAGGACTAAAGACGAGCCACCTCTCAGGGCGCTGTCTAGGTGGCACTTGAGGGCATGTAACAGACACTACCTAGAATTTAAAAAGCATCACTCAGTAATTCTACTGATTGCAAAGGGACAAGAAACATGAAGAAAATTATTGACGGAAAACGCTACGACACAGACACCGCCGAGCATCTCTGCTCGCTACCTAGCGTTGAGGACACAACCAATTTTAATTGGCATGCAACCTCACTGTATCAAACGAAAAATGGGGCGTTCTTTATCGCGGGTGAGGGTAACGCTTCGAGTATCTGGGCATCGTCTGAAGGCAACGGGTGGGGTGCAGGTAGCGGGATCAGGGTGACCAGTCCTGTAGACGCTCGCATGCATCTCGAACTGGCAGGCTGCGAAGAGAGCGTGTTCTTCGGGTGTGGCCTTTCAGTTGAGGAGGGGTAAATGACAAACAGCAACTCACAAATACAGCCATCATGGCAGTTTGATAAACTCCTAGCTTCTGAAGCTTTGTTGATCAACGAATTAATAAACAGAATGGTTAGCTGTAAAAATGTATCCGACTTCTACATCCAGGCCACTCAACAACTGCTCTCTTCTATAACGAGTGAGCATCAAAGGTATTTGAATGAGTCTGAACTAACGGAGGTATAGAGACATGGCAGACTTAAACTTAAAATCTGTGCAATTCAGAATGGCTGCTCTCTCAGCTGCGATGGAACAATTAACTGAGGCGCTGCAGGACACCGGATACGATTGTAGCCAAGGCTATCCGTTCGCCCATTCTTTAGATGAAGTGGCGTTCGAGGTTGGTGGTTGGGCCTACACACACCAACGTCTCATTGATCAAAGGTATTTGAATGAGGGAGAAAATGCAGATGAATGATAGCCCTTCTCTCAAGGATGTGACGGTAGATATTTACGATGCGATAATTGATACATGCACATCAGTGAAAGATCTTAATGGGTTGTACGTGGAAAACCACGCGAGAATAAAAGAAATGGACAAAGAGATATATGAATCAGTCATCGCATTGTTTTCTGTAAGAAAAACTGTGCTGAAAATTTTAATAAAGGGAGAATATGATGGATGAGTATAAAGAGAAGTACAACGATGACCCCAAGGGATTGGTCACCCGCACGACAATACAGGTGGACACTGAGTTCTCAGATATGGGTGAGTACTACGATGTAGACATAGCATTTGAATTCACTCAGAGGGAGAGACCATACACGGTGTTGGGTGGAATACAGGATGAATGGGTTTACCTACAAGGTAGTGCCAAGTTTTCAGATGACAACTTGAATGTGTTTAGAGTCTACATAACACCAAACCTCTCACGCACATACCCTAACAGGCCGGACGGGATTGCTGAACCTGTCGCTCATGTCGTTGCAAAAGGTATCGGCGAGGCAGTAGAGATGGTTCTTGAATCGTACCATGCTGATCAGTTTAGAATCGAGCCGGGAGATATAGAAGATATATTGATGGATGATTATGATTACTATGATGCGGGGGTTCACACCCGCATTAAGATTTAACCAAAACAATTAAAGGGAAAATATTATGTCTGATCTTAAATCAAACGGGAATGCCCTACACCTAAGACGTTACTCAGTTAGAGTAAGCTATGTAGAAGAAAACAAATGCACTGGAGTTGCACGAGTAGAGGCAACCAGCCCCGAAGAAGCTCTGAAACTTCTCGTACATTCTGGTCGAGATTTAATTAGAGAGACAGGATGCTATACCGAAAGCACCTACAACATAGAGCCGGCAGCGGGACTGACTATGTTTTGTGATACTGAAAACAAATACGTTGATACTGTTGATGTGAAATCTTTGTGGGATTCTTTTTCCGCGCAGCAAGACAGAGGTTCGCTTTACCCAGAGGAAACTCACGAAGAAAAATGTGATGAGGAGGTCTAGGGATGGTAAACTTTTGGCGTAAGCTATCACCGATAACTCGATCATTTTTTATTGGTGTGGTTATTGCTGGCCCCCTAGCCTGGGCAACAATCGTTTCGTTACTGTTGCTCGGGGGGCTTCTCGAGTGACCATACGGTACGGTTCAGTATGCTCTGGTGTCGAGGCTGCAACAGCAGCATGGCACCCGCTTGGCTGGGAACCTCAATGGTTTAGTGAGATAGAAAAATTCCCCAGCGCCGTGTTGGCAAACCATTACCCTGATGTCCCAAATCATGGTGACATCACAACCTTTAAGGAGTGGCCTAATGAAAGATCAATCGACCTTTTGGTCGGAGGAACCCCCTGCCAAAGCTTCTCAGTCGCAGGACTTCGCAAGGGGCTTGATGACCCAAGAGGGAACCTCATGCTTACCTATCTTGCCGTTGCTGCACAACGCCGCCCCCGATGGTTGGTTTGGGAGAACGTCCCCGGAGTCTTGTCTAGCAACGGAGGAAGGGATTTTGGAACCTTGCTCGGGGCGCTGGGCAAGCTCGGGTATGGGTTCGCCTACAGAGTGCTTGACGCTCAGTACTTCGGGGTGGCCCAAAGACGCCGCCGTGTGTTCGTTGTCGGATACCTTGGAGACTGGAGATGTGCCGCAGCGGTTCTTTTTGAGCGCGAAAGCCTGTCAGGGCATCCTGCGCCGAGCCGAGAAGAGGGGGAAGGAGTTGCCCCAACCGTTACACAAGGCCCTCCGTTCAGTCGCACAGGGAATGATCGAGTAGAATGTGAAGCTATTGTGATGGCCCATGGGCAAGCCGGGGCAGAGATTTCTTTTGGGAAAAGCCCCACATTAACGACTGTACATGAGGCACCTATAGTGTTTGGCGCACAAAACAGTTCATCACAAGGCGACAGCGTTTCAACGGAAGTTACGCCAACGCTGGATAAAAGCAAGACGCCAGCGGTGGCGATACATATAATGGCGGCGGGGCCTGTAAGCGGCAACCAAGGTGGAGATTTCGTACAGACGCGATCAGTGCGTAGACTAACTCTAATAGAATGTGAGCGACTGCAAGGCTTCCCCGACAATTACACGCAGATCCCTTGGCGCAACAAGCCGGCGGAGGATTGCCCAGATAGCCCTCGATACAAGGCTATAGGCAACTCAATGGCGGTGCCAGTGATGCGCTGGATTGGAGAGAAGATTGATGCAGTCGAGAGGATCAAGACATGACGGAATTAATATTATCTTACACATCTAAAGGGGACTAAGAAAAATGGAACATATAATAAAATTTACTGAGGAAGACTGCTCGAAGTTGGAGCAGGCAATAAGGGAGTGCCTTGTCCAAGTGGAGAAGAGATTTGGTTTAACAATTAACGTCAACCTGTCGAAACAAGAGGACGCTCACGTTGACTACACGGTTAGTGGCAGGCCCAACGTAAACTTCACCCTCTCTCCTTTTGCTAATTGGTATGCGCTTGACTGTCATAAGTTTGACTTACTACCTGAGTGGCTAGGTGAGACATTCATTGTCGGACAACGCGCACAATCAGAGTACAAGATCGTTGGTCTTAAACCTACCAATAGGAAGTACCCACTGATCGTGAAGGACAAGCATGGAGAACAATATAAAATGCCGGCCCACCCCGCGGTGGAATGGTTCACTGACAACCCAGTTAAAGCGAAGCTGCGCTTAGTATCTAATTGATCAGAAGCCTACCCTGGCTCGCTTTATTATAACCGACGCAGCGATGTTGCTTTTCCTGTAGATATCGGAGGCTAGTTTTAGTGGGTCTATATCTAGCTTAGACCAGAATGTTTTCTCACCTACCGCGTGTTGCTCTGTGTGATGCTTGCGGCACAGAGGCACGACCCTGTTGTCGGGCGGCTTCATACCCGCACCATTGAATCCTATTCGGATGTGAGCCGCATCGCACGGGGATTGGAAACACACCACGCAAGGAAGCTTTCTGATCTGCTTTAGCCAAGCACTATCTCTTAATGTGTTCTCTTTTAAGAGAACTTTTCTATTCCTATAATCGAGTAGACCTCATTGAGAAGAACGTCACGGTCCATGCCCGGCCATGAACCCTTCGGACTAATTATCCAATCAATGGCCCTATCTAGGAATTTATTGAACCCCTCTTGGTCGCTCATCCCAAACGATATGGATTTAGGGAACTGAATAATCTCTCCGTCTGACATCATAAAAGAATCTACATGGCCGCTCTTTAGTTTGATGTAGTTAGACAAATCTACGCTCGAAGAAAACCTATCTTGATTTTCAAGAACAAGGTTAATCAAACCCCAGTACATTCGATTCTGAGTTATGCTGCGCTTGTTCCTCTTCTTCATTGTTAGGATTGTTTCTGGATGCATATCATCAATCAAGGATGCGTCCTCGGCATCGAGGGGTAGGATGACACGCATGGTCACGCCGTCAACCACGGCCTCGGATAACTTACCAAAGACTTCTTTAGACATCTGCCCACCACACCTTATTGGCTTTAGCAGGACCGTTCTCGGGTGTGCTTTTAACAGGCGCCTCAATGTCAGGGATATCAAACTCAAAGTCTCGATAGACGCCAGTGGATTTCTCGTATCCAAGTAACCCCATACCTATCTTGCCAACCCATTTGAACCGGCACTTCCACACATGCACCTCGGAGGTGCCATCAGCATCAGGCGCCCTGTGAACACTGATCCCTAAGTCTGCCTTCGCAAACCATGCAGCACTACCGCTTATGTCGTAGCCCTTTGGGACAGGGAACGTGCCACCCTCTCTCATCATCTTAGCTGGGTGTGCAACAAACCAGACATGCACATCGTTCTGTTTAGCAAACAGTCTAACCCTAGTTAACATTGCAGAGATGGCGTCAGTCTCGGTTGTCTCTCTTGAAATCTGGATGAAGTTGTACGGATCTATAACAAGACCTCGGCATCCAGACCTCATAATTGCCGCTCTCGTTCTATCAAGGATACTCTCTATCGTTGACGGCTCCCCATCATTCTGATCAACAAAAAGGAAATGATCCGATACCCAAGCACGAGCCTCATTCATTTCTTCTTTTGTCATTCTCTTGGAGGGACCATCAAAGAAAGGCTTCCTCGACCGCTTCTCCATTAACTTAACGATGTGAGTTGGTGGATCATTCTCGAATGAACAGATGGCAAACTTCCAGTCAGACTTCTCTGCTAGGTTGACCATTAACTGATCGACAAACTCAGACTTACCGCTTGAAGGGTGACCAGTAACAATACTCAACTGGCCTGGTGCTATGGTAAACAGATCATCTAGTTGCGTGAATCCTGTTGATTCACCCTGGGCTGTACCATTTGCATAAAGACCATCAACCTGGTCCTCGTAATGGTTAACATCGTATAGCCCTATGATTGGCCAATCGATTGGGTTAGCCAGTAAATCTCTTAGCTTTTCTACACCATGCTTGAGGAGAACATCGTTCGCATCCTTGCAGTCTTTAGGCCAATCAACCTTAGCGCACTTCTCTGCACCAACACGGCGAGCTATCTCCTCGGCAAGGGCATTACCAGGCGCATCGTTATCAGACGCTATAATTATTTTCTTTGCCTTGTTGAGAAGGTCCTTCGACTTCCAAAGGTATTGAAATTTTCTATCTTCGGATGGGTCAACTTTGTTATTGGAAACCTTTTGTGGCGCACCATTCGGGACGGACACTACATTCTTGTACCCACTCTCATAAATGCTAAGGGCATCTATCTCACCCTCTACAATACATATCTCTTCAGCATCCTCATCAATGCCGCCTACATTAAAAAAAGTCTGCGCTCCACCCGTGCCTTCTTGCGTGATTGATTTCTGTTCTATGCAGCGATACTTAACCGCATACATCTCGTCGCCGTTGTAGTAAGGAAATCCAACAGCCGGCCTTTCTGAACCGATGCTCTGAAAGAATTTGTTAGCGGTGAACACGCCAAAATACTTTATGGTTTCATCGCTTATCCCACGACCATTGAGGTAACTGAGGTCACTGGTACCGGTCACTTTAATTTTCACGGGTCGCATCTCTTGATTAAAATCTTTCTTGGAATTGGTTGGCCTATAATCTTTATTTGTGTCATTGAAAACCGCACCCTTTGCCTCACAATGATGACAATTAAAGACATACTTATCTTGTAGCTTGGAGACAGTCATCGTTGCCTCACGGCTTTTTTTTCTGCTGGTTCCACATGCCGGACACACTATTCTTACATGTGAATTATTGCTCTGATCCGCCAAGGCTCGGACTGATGTTTTTAATTCGTCACTGATGTGTTGGACTGCACTCATTTCACTACCCTTTCAAATGCTTCAAACTGTGCGGCTGCTGTTTCCTCTAAGCAGTCGCACCCCCTTTTTATTGTAATGATAGACCTCGGGTTTTCTTTATCCAAACCCCAATACAAATGTTGCTCTCTAACTTGTCGGTCGTTCTTGTAGATATACCCCTCCATCGCGTCGAGGATGAGAGAGGGGTCAAGATCTGGCCTACGTGATGCGTAAAATATCTTCATGTAAACAACAAGGTCACCCACCATAAGATCCTCCAACTGAGGAACCTGTTTCTTGAAATCGGCTAGATAATTTATCGCCTTCTCACTCTTGATTGAGGCCGGCCTGTTGCCGAACTTAACCAAGCGCCTGGAGTTTGCCTTGGACGCCGGCTCCCCTAGAATTGTAAACCTAACGGTGTTTCCGTCCATTGACAATAGACCCCCATATATGCTTACTATAAACCAGAGAAAGGAGAGAGAGTATGAAATTAACAAATCACAATAACATAAACCCCGTTTTCGAGGAAGTTTATAAGACCGACAAGTACGATAGTGGTGAGTGCGACATCAGTGCAACCCAGTTGATAGACAGCCCACAGATTAGGTTGCTGGGGAGAAAGCACAAGGACGATGTGACGAGGGATTTAAACTCTTTAATCCCAGCGATGCTAGGCACCATGATACATGAGCAGCTATCGCTGGTTGATCTACCATACCCTGTGATAAAGGAGGAACGGTTCTTCCTAAAGACTCAGGATTGGGTCTTGTCTGGATCTCCCGACATAATCTATTGCAGGAACGGTCGCTACGGGATAGGCGACTACAAGTTTACCGGAGAGTATTCCGTAAGAAACATTAAGGAGGACTGGGAGAAGCAACTGAACGTGTACGCATATCTAGTTAAGCACGGCGTAACCGCTGATGGAGATAGCTTCTCTAAGCTCACAGGTGATTGGCATGAAGAGTTTAAGACAATAACTAAGCTCAACATCACGGCAATCATAAGAGACTGGAAGCAGCGCGAGGCTAACAGGAACAAAGAATACCCTCAGTCCTGGGTTGTTGATATTCCCATTAGGCTATGGCCAGAACCTGAGCAAAGAAAATATATAGAGGACAGGGTATCAACACATCAGAACGCCGAGCAGATGTTTGATGAGCTAGACATTACCCCGCACTGCACAGAGCAGGAGAGGTGGATGAGCGGGCATGTGTACGCAGTTATGAAGGCTGGAAAGAAGAGGGCAGACAAACTTTTCTCTGACAGGTTCGATGCAGAGAATCACTGTTCTAAAGTAAAAGGAGGATATGTAGAAGATAGAGTACCAGAGGCGACTAGATGCCAGAATTATTGTGGCGTCAGTGATTATTGTGAACAATGGTTTAGGAGAAAGCAATGAAAGAGGAATTTGATTCCCTGCAATTAGCTCAACAAGAGATGTCATCTTTGGATGACAAGAGCAAAGTTGATATCAAGGGAAAGCTTTATGTAACCGTGGCAACACGGGTAGAGATATTTAGAAAACATTTTGGAGAGAGGGGAGCAATCAGCACAGACGTACTACATCAGGATGACCATCGAGTTGTTGTTCGCGCAGAGATATCAATCCACAAGCCCGATAGCGCGAAATGGGTGTTGGCAACTGG